CGGCATCTGCAAGTTCTTTGGCTCCAGCAGCAGATTTGTTGAACTGCTTTTGCAAATCCTCAAGGACTAGTTTGCCTTGTTTGATTTGAAGCCAGACCTTCATCCAGCCTTCACCAGCAAGGATTGAGCTAATTAGCCCCTCAGAAGCACCCATAAGACGAAGTTGCTCACTCGCAGTCTGCTTTTGAATTTCGTCTTTTAGCTTCTTTAGGAAGTCACCAACATAATCTTTGACTTCCTTGGTTGTGTTTTCATCAGTTTCATCATCGAGTAAGCCAGTAAACATTCCCTTGGGGACAATGCCTTGAAGCCTGTTCCACCTATTAGCCTCGGCTCTGTCTACTTCATCGCCAAGTTCCTTTAGTGCTAGCTTTTGATCACGAATACCCTTATTTAGTTGCTCCAAAGCAATTTTTTGCTCCCGCATAGCATCTTTGTCGGCTATACGCTTAGCAATTAGGGCTACCCAGTCAGTCGTAAATGCACGAATGTCTCCCGCCAACAACATGTCAATAAATTCTTTGACCGTCTGAATGGTGATGATAAAGTTTTCAAAGATTGCAATTAGGTCATGCACTAAGTCAGCAATCATGCCAATGGCATCCGCTATAAATTCAAAAGTTTTAGCTACATCTGGGCCTTCACCAAAGATTGCATAGAACAAATCTTCTAATGCAATACGAGCAGCGGTTATAGATTCGCCAACTTCTGTGGTGGGGTCAAAGATATCCCCAATGAGCTTGACCACCTCATTGAATACCTCGATAACAAACATTCCAAAGTCAATTAGAGCTGGCAGAACAGTAGTGCTTAGGTCACGAAGTGTTGGAGCAAGATCTTCAAATACTTGCTGGATTTCTGGTTCCGCAGCGGTCAGGGCTTCTCTCATAGCCACAGTCAAATCAGCTAGAACTGGTAGCAAGCCAGCAGCTACGGTGTCCCGCATGTTATTGAACTGAGCCGAAAGTTTGAGCTGTTCTACTGCCAAAGTGCCGCTTTGACGCATAAAGGCACCTTGAGCATCCGCAGATCTCTGGAACAAAAGCTCTACACGGATTTGCTGTTCTTCAAACCGCCTAGCCGCACCTGTAAGGTGGTCAAGACCCCTTGCTGCTAGTTCCGAGTTGATTTCGGATTGCTTCATAGCAACACCGAATTTTTCAATTGGGTCATACTCTCCACGGAAGAGAGCAGTCATACCCAAGAGGGCTTCTTGCACATCGTAACCATAGGTGAGCGATAGATCGGTTCCAAGCCTAACTAGACGCTCAGTTAGGTCGGCAGTATCTTGAATAGAGAAACCAGATTGCTTTAGAACCGAACCAATAAATGTGGAAGCTTTCGCTGCTTCATTTTGAGAAAGACCGACTTCCTCAGCAGCTACAGCAAAATTACGCATTTGAGGAGTGACTTCCTCAAAGACGGATTTTAGACCTGCAAGGTTACGCTCAAGGTCTCTGGCACCCGCAACAGCATCCATGGCAAAGTCAATGCCCTTGACACCAATTTGAAATGCACCGAATGCAAGACCTGCTAGACCTGCTGCTTGACCAAGCTTCGTGATGCCCTGTCCAAGCTGATTGAACTGCTGAGTGGCCTTAGCAAAGCCTTGGACAACAGCGGTTAGATTGACATTGACCTTACCTGCCATTAGCTCTTCCTATCTAATTCACGCTGAATCTTGCTGTTGATTTCAAAGACCTTATCTTGCATACCCTTAGTAAATTTTGGCATTGACTTTTCTACCGTTGGATAGATAATGCGTGATTCCTGTTTCCTAAATGCGTGACCCGACTTAGCGTTACCCATAGCAAAGGCATATGGAGTAACTCGGTGCTGACGCTTGCCTGGCACTTTTTGACCATTGATTGTATACATATAATCATAGATAGGGGTCATGCCCTTACGGCCCTTTGTATAATTTCTGCTACCCGCCATGTCAAATAGCACCGTGCCTGGTGAGGTGACTTGCAACCGAACAATGGGGATACGCTCCATTTCACGGTATTTCTTTTTACGAGTATTTGGGGTCTGAATAAGCACTGATTGTGACGGCTTGGCCCCTTTGCCGAATGAGCTTCCCCATGCTAGACGACCAAAGTGCACCTGCCTCATCTGGCTCAAAGGAGGCTTTGATTTAGGAGGTATAGCTCTACGAAGGTCTTTTTGGGGTTCTTTAGCCAGCCTTCTAAAGTCTTTGCGTAGCTCTTTTACATAATCTTGATCTAATCCTCGTAGAACTTTCATTACTTCGTTCCAGTTGGTGATTTCGATTCGCAAAGTGTTGGCTGAACCGAATGTTCCTGAAACTACACCTAGTCGTGTTGCTATTACAGGGAGAGCCAAGATTACCGCCAATCAATCCTTACAAGTTTACCGCTAAAAGAAAAACCGCCCCGAAGGGCGGCTTCCTTATGACTTAGGCATGTTTCTTGCTACAAGCCATCTATGCATAGTCCATAGCATGCGTTCTGATTCTTGCATCAAAACGCTAGGTGCTATGCCAGTTTCTACGGCAAGACCAGCGATAAACCAGTGAGCTGAGGAATCCCCCAGCCCCCTTATTTTGGGTCGCTGTCAGAATCTCCAACCGAAGCAACTGTTTCCAGCCACTTGTCGAAGTCGTCTTTTGTCGAGCCGGTTCGCTTCTCGGAATGCCAAGCCAAGAAGAGCAAGTGGCTCAACTTGGTCTCGGCCCCGATAGCTGAAATTGATACTTCATACTTATCTTCAAAAGCAACTAGATCTGCTGCGTTGCAAACAACGAGCTTCTTAGTTCCGTTTTCGTAAGTAACTTGTAGGTTGATTTTCATTTATGTTCCTTATGCGGTTGCGTAGCTTACTTCTCCGGTGGTCGGAAACGTAACGCTAAATGTGCTCAAATCGCCCACGGCCCCGCTCACGGGGGTGAAAGAATTGATAAGCACGGTAGCAGTATATGCCGGCGTGGACTGCGATGCAGCAGTTCCGTTAGCAGCAATTAGAACTACTGTTCCGATTGTTCCAACTAGAGGCTGGAAAATACGGGATACAGCACCTGTTCCAAAGTCGCTGTGGAAGTCAAGTGAAACCTGACCTGATTTTAGGCCCCCAATAACTTCAGTCCAGCCATTTGAACCGAAATCTGTTGTGGTCACCTCGGCGGCGTTGATCACCAGCTCTGCTCTCGCACACGAGCTGGAGAAATCGTTACCGTTCAAGGTCACCTTGGTGCCTGTAGCAATGAACTTTGCCAATTTATCTCCTTTTATGCATAGACGGTGACTGTGAATTCAGCCGCCAAGTAGGTTTGGTCGTTTATGGTTATAGACCCCACCGAACCTGAGCTCACAACCCGAAGGTCTTGAACCAAACCCGATAGTGTCCTGTCTGATTCTACCGCAACCTTGACAGACTGCTCGCCTGAAGGAAACATGTAAGAATCAAGCTTTCTTTGCATCGTGCGTTCTGCTGCACGACCAACTATTACCGTGATAGTGAATGTGTAAAGGTTTAGACCACTCTGGTAAGCCTGATCGTATTCAACCGATTCCAAGCCGACTAAAGCCACTGGAGGGCTCGGGTTGTCAATTAGCTCAGATGCTGTTCTCAGCCCAGGGATGGTAGCTAGGTTAGTTGCTAAGCCGTCTCTGATGTCACTGATGCTCACTAAGCCATCCTCATTTTCTTGAATGGCATAATCAAGGCTTCGATGTCTGGGTCAATACGGCTTACACGGATAACGCCCAGTTCGCCCACGCCAGCAACACCAAGTGGTGAATCCATGCGCTTGTAAAGTCTCATGGACAAAAGAATCGTTGCCATCTTGATTGCTCGTGGCACTGAGCTCCAACCGAATGTTCCAACTACCTGCACGGTTGCTTCTTCCATTGCAAGCGGGAACCAATAGTCGTCAATAGCTCTGATTTGTGTAGCAGGAGAGGGAATGCCCCCAGCAAGACTGTTCAGTGGCTCTAGTTGGTAGTCCTTAGCTGCCCAAGTCACATCGAATACTCCATCAGCAGCGGTGGAGGTTTTTAGACTGGTAAGACTGACCAAATCATCAATTTCGCACACGAAACTGTCTCTGGGGGCAAAGATTCTGGTCGCACCAACGGTCTGATAGAACTGCCTTTCGCAGATGTCATCAATCTGGCGTGAAGCAGTTTCTATGCTCAGCTCCAGTATTGTGTCATCCACGGAATCTGTGATTCTGAGTGCGTCTTTGACCTCTTGTAGAGTGCAATATGCGTTGGTGAGTGCCATGCTTTTATTCTACAGCTAGAACCAACGCTGAGACCATGTGGCGGGTAAGCGATCACTCTCAATCTCTATGGGTAGGTGATACTCAAAATCCTTTACCCCTCTAGCCCTTATCCAATCAACCAGTTCCCTCAAGCCATTTTCTAGGGTCGTAGAGGTTTGATACCCAAGTAGCCTTCTTGCCTTGTCACTGCTGCATAGAGCTATCTTTACTTCCTGCGGTCTACCGCCAGTGTAAATAGGCTTGAATGTCGTGCCGACAATGCTTTGTAGCTTCTCTGCCAATTCATTGATAGTAATTGGTTCTTCGTCTGGCCCTATGTTTATGACCTGCCCCAATGCCTCGTCTGACATACAGGCAACATAAAGAGGGTCTACAACATCCTGAATAAAGCTAAAGCATCGCATTTGCTGACCATCGCCATAGATAATCGGGGGTTGATTCTGAAGCAACCTATTAGCCATGATTGAGGCGACATTTCTAAACGGGTCGTCATACTTTTGTCTTGGGCCAATGATGTTATGTGGCACTAAAACAACCCATTCAAGTCCGTGTGTGTTGCATAGATTTTCCACTAGCTTTTCGCTTGCCAGCTTTGCTATACCGTATGGATCTTGTGGCTTAGGCTGCATATCCTCTGTATATGGATTATCAATCGTGCCGTATCGAGCCATGCTTGATAAGTAAACAAACTTTTTTACCTTTGCTTTGATTGACTGAGATAGAAGCTCTGTAGTAGCTTGGGTTGTGTTGGAGACAACCAGTGCTGGGGAAAACACGCTCAGGCCCTCATAGGCAGTGCAAGCAGCATGAATGACTAAATCAACATCAGTCAATAAATCCTGAACCGAATCTTTTACCAAGTCTCGGGCATAAAATCTTGCACCATCGGGAACATTATCAACATAACCACCAATCAGCGAATCTACCCCCACAACCGAATGTCCTTCTTGTAAAAATCTATCGGCTAGGTGTGAGCCCAAGAATCCGGCTATGCCAGTAATGAATACTTTCACCAGTTATTCCTTCTCCGTATGACCAAAGACCATTCTCCTGAATTTAGTCGGTTCTCTTGTTTTTTCTGATTGAAGTAAGCTTCATTGGCTCTGTAAGTTTCTGAGTTCCTGGCAGCATAGTGATTGTTGCTCTTGAAGGTCATTTGCCCGTCATGGATCATGGGCAAATTGGCTTTGGTTATTGAAAACCCCATTTCTGTAACCCTCCATTCAAATTCATCATCTTCAAAGTTCATCGGGAAGATAGCTTCATCGAATAACCCACAGGCTTCAAAGACTTTTGCTCCAACCGAAAATAGTTGCCAATGAGGCCACATCTCAGAGATTGTCACTTTGTCTGCGGCGGATTCTTGCTGAAGTTTTTGTAAAGTCCCTGGAGAAAACACACAATCATTTGAAGTAAAGTAAAAAACTTCTTCAAAGGGGTAATTCTTTACTCCTAGGTTCCAAGCAGGTGCTATGCCTAGGTTGCTATAAATGTTTATTACATCCATTGCCAACACATTTGGATTGTTTGATACGGGCCCTTCTAAACCTTGATGAATTCCCCAGCCATTGTCAATAATCAAAAGTCTTTCAACTGGATAGTCAATGCTCTCAATCATTCTGTTGAGCAGGTCATAGCGGTTTAGGACTGGAACTATAAGTTTCATCAGACCACCGAGAATACTGTTTCATTGAATCGTTTGCCAATAACATCCCAAGAATACCCCTTGGCAAGCTCTAGGTTCGATTCTGAGACACTTTTGTATTGAAGTGGTGTCTTTAGCTTATCTAGCCATTCTGTGACTTCCTGTGGC